TTTCATTACTCATTGTAACCATTCCTTCGGTATATGTTTATCAGCCCATTTAAAACCATACTTATCAGCCCACATGCCATAAGTAGTTTTAGACTTCTTACTTATTCTTGATTTTGAATTACTAAATATAAATCGAATGTCTTTGTCAGGGTGTTGTTCTTTAATTAGTTTCATCTTCTGTCTATCAGCAGAAGTAAACATGCCCTTAGTTTCAATATATATTTTTTGTTTAGGTAAATAGAAATCTGGCGTGTAAGTATGTGTCTTTGTAGGTTTAACATATTTTAATTTAGTTTCTTCAAACTCATACTGCACACGCAGACCCCTTAGCTCATCAGCTATCTGTTCTTCAAGACCAGACCGAAATCCATGTGCTAAACCAACTTGTTTAGAAGTCAGTTTCTTGTTTCTCAGTCTCTTCTTGTACCACATCTGCCGACTCCTCGTGTTCATAGCCGTCTTTGACATCATCAAAGCCATAGCCTTTTGCATTACCACTTCCACCTTCTACAAGTTTAGTGATTTGCACTGCTCTAAGTCTCAGTGATACACCTGCACCTGCAATGGCAGTGTAGTATTTAATTAGTTCAGCAGATACTTTCATTTCTGAACCTGACCATACGTTTACGTCAGTCATAGGTTTACCTTTGCTATCAAAGATAGCTACCTTGTTAGGTATAACCTTACCGTCCTTTGAAATGATTTGAGCTTTCGTTTTAAACTTAAAGATAACATTGCCAGTTTCCTGACCGTCATCATCTGTTTCCATTTCATAAGGTGTGTTTCCTTCTTTTACCTTCTTGCCCTTAGCCTTCTCTTTAGCAAGAGTAAGACTTTCTTTCATCTCATCATCAATGCTTTTCATCAATGACTTAGCTTCGTCAGCAGGGATAATCAAATTAGTTTTGAAATGTCCGTCACTGTCAAAGCGTGTATCAGGTGTAGTAAGCCAAGCATATTGACTAACTCCTACAGGTGATACAATCTTTACATTATTGTTCTTCGCCATTATCGTTCTCCTCTATTGGTCTTTCAATTATCCAACCTTTTTCGATTGCCGCAACTGCCGTATCTAAAGGGCATGGGTAATCAAATTGTTGGTAGTGTTTTTCATTGTCGTCCATATTGTTATCCTTTACTGTCTATTATGGGTACTTTATTGTTTAAGCGAAAAAGAAATCGCAATCTCTTAAACGCTCAATATCTAAATTACCCTTTTCAGGTACTTCAGGTAACTTTGAACGCAACGCTTCTGGTAGTTGATGAAAGACGTCATCTCTAAAATCTTTCAAGACATCATGCTTGGTAAAGATTTCTATAAATGCTTCTTTCAAACTAGCACTCAGTGTTTCTACATCAGCCGCAGTAGTTCCGAAGCTGTCATGCACATTGCAGAAGTTTTTAATACCTCTTTCGTATGCTATGTTTACAGTCTTCATCATACATGCTGAGTCTACTGAATGAACAAGGTTAGGTGCAATACCGTTAGACATTCTTAACTTGTCAGTCTTGTCTGTCTCAGTATTAATACGAGGTTTAATAACCTCTCCCATTAACATTGCTTTGACACGCTTACTCTTCATCTCAGGGTAGCTTTGATACACTGGAAAACCTATTGGTGTAATCCAATGAATAGGTAACTGTTCCTTTGATACTAGACGAGCTATGCTTTGTAAGTAATCCATGCCTAGTCTAGCACTTGTAAGATTGTCACCAATGCTATCCCAGATAACACCTGCTAAATAACTTGCAGGTCTAAACACGTCATCTATGAATGGGTGCATTTCACCTTTGTCTTTACGCTTAGTCAAATCTTCAACTACAAAGTCTGTGCATGAGTACCTTGTTGACCCATAACAGATTGTCATAATACTTCTCTTTGTTGTACTACGCTTCACTCCATAGTCTAACCATTTTTGTGCGTATGGTTTGTCTGCCTTTGCGTCCTCTTTTAGTTTCTCTGTAACAGCGTCAGCTACTAATTGATAAATGTCTTGAGGCTCATCAGCAGGTACAACATTAACTAATTTACCTGCGTGTTCATCTCTCAACATCAATGAGTATAACTGCAAACCGTTACACGAACCGTCAATAGACACTGGTATACTAGACTCAAAGCCATAACCTTGTTCTTTAAATTGTCTCCACTCTTCACAAAATGCTAGAGCTTGAAACGGAGACGAAGCGTCTTCCCATTGTCTATTTGTAAATGGGTCAAGAGCACAATTAATAATCATGTCTTGGTTTTGTTCAACCCACTTAACTCTGTCTTGTAATGACTGTTTGTCTTTACCCCACATGTTTGCACCATGTACGGCTAACCAAAAGTCACCTTTGTTTTCTTCTGTTATTGCTTTACCATAAGAGAATTTAAGTAAAGCCTTAGCTCCACTTATGCTCTGATAGTTTAGAAAAGCAGGGACACAATAAGCACGTCCTCTGAAATCTAATTGCAATGGAAAGTAAATAGTTTTGTATGATTTAAACTTGTCTGCTTCCCACAATATTTTTGCATACAGTAAACGCTTAGAAAACATACGAGCATTTTCTGTGTGTGCAATAACAGCTTTTTTCTTCCACTCTTTTCTTGCTTCTTTGTTTGTATCTATGTCATGCGGCTTGTTAGGTATGTCATGGTTTTCATTTGGCGGCATACCACCTAAAGCTAAACCTTTGTCCCACGCTTCCTGCATAACACCAAGTATATAATGATTAACTTTAAATGCAGAGTTCTGCATAACATTAACAGCATTATAAACTTCAGGCATTTTAAAACTCTCAAGCTCAACTTTAAACTTTTTATTACGCTGTTTAACTAAGTCAAGCTCAGGTAGTTCCTTTGTCCAATAACCGCCACCACTCACGCCAGACCATTGCTTAGGCGGCATGACACAAGGCAGATACTCAGGATTTAATAGTTCATTAAAACTATTCCTGTTTTGTATCCACTCTCTTGTTTTCTGTGTTTGTTTTATAATCTTAGTTTTCTTACGATTGATAGTTTCAGTTCCAATTTCAATTAAACCTGTAGCTTCAATCATCATCTCAACTAATCTAATACCAACATGTAGCTTTTGTGGTGTAGTCCATTCAGTCCACGCAACCTCACCTCGTTTAGCTGTCTCTCTTAGCTTACGTCTTTTGTAGGCATAGTTCCATGACCTCTTGTCTAAATCCATTTTAACTACTTCGTATAGTTCAGGGTTTAGATACTGAAAGTTTTTAAGTTGCTCTTCAGTTTCAATCTTACCACCCAAACTAATACAAGTAGCAGTCAATGGTTTGTACTGGGTGATTGTATTGATTATGTGTTTGGCTGTAATGAGGGCAGATATTTCAGGGTCAACTCCTGATAGGTGCATAAAAGCGACTGGCGGTTGCCCTGCGGTTTTAGATTTCTCCGCACAATCTTCAAGATAGTCTTTTATCCTTTTGGCTAAGGGTCGTATTGTATTAGCTACCATGACTTTACCGTAGCTAGTCACTGACTCTTCCTCACGCTCAACGTGAGATACTCTTCGTTTATTTGTTCTTTGCTTTCCTAACTCAGCCATGTCTTTTTCGTTCTGGTTCTGGTCAGGGAAAGTAGGCATTATCTCTAATAGTTTAGTCATGTATTAACACTCCTTTAATGTTTGTGGTTAATCTACTATGGGAACTTTATTATATATTGTCTAATACAGCAACAGCACCCAACAAATTACTAGGTTTAAAATGGCTATATCTCAACGTAGTATTATAGCTTCTATGACCTAATAACTCTTTTATTATATGTAACTCAATCTTACCTGACTGAGCTAGTCTTGACGCACAAGTATGACGCAAAGCATGGATAACAAATTGCTTGTCTTTCGTTAGTCCCATGTCTTTACGCAACTGCTTCCAAGTATTCTCAGCTTTCCAATAGTCTAAATGTTGGAAAGTTTTAGAACCTAGTTTAGTTGCACGTTCAGTTAATGGTACGCTTCTAGTGTCACCATTTTTTGTACCATACAAAGTAATATAAGTTTTACCATTTACTGATTGTATGTCCTCTTGTGTAAAAGACAAAGCCTCAGACAATCTCATGCCTGTGTCCATTAGAAAAAGATAAAGGCTCAGATATTCTGAGTCCTTTAATAGCTCAATCATTTTAGCCTCTTCCTCTTTTGTTATGTATCTAACTCTGCCCTTTGTTTCTTTATGCCATTCAATATGAGGCATACGCTCCATATTAAAAGTGTCATATCTTTTATGTGCATATTTCAAAAGTTTACTTAACGCCGCTAAATACCTATTGATAGTAGCACCGCTTAGTCCTTTAGCTTTTAATGTTTCATTAACTTTTTCTACATGCTTGTCAGTTACTTTCTTTGGCTCAATGTTACCTACAATGTCAATAACAACTAGAGCTCTTTTTGACTGGCACTTTTCCCAGTCTTGCTTGTCGTATACTTGTTTAAGTTTCATAATTGCTCCTTTGTTTCTGAACTCATCAGTATGGTATTAAACCATAGACGCCCATATTGCAGGGCGTTTCGTTCTATACTTCCATTGTTGCCGTAAAAGATACTTCAATTACGTCATACGGATTTTTTATTACATGGTGTCTTACATCAGCCGCTAACTCTTCTAAGCTAGACCACTCACTAAAACACACCTCTCGTTTAGTAACTTTAGGTTTTGCGAATTTCACATGCTTTTTCTTTTTGTGATTATATTCGCCTTCTCTTGTCCTTACTTCTTTAATTGATACGTTGTTATAACTTATCATTGTTGCTCCTTTGTTTGTTTGTTTAGTTGGACTCGCAGACTGGACTCGAACCAGTATA